ATGAACGAGTTAGTTAAAATCACAGAACAAAAGGGCATACAGTTAGTTGATGCCCGCGAGCTTCATAAAAAGCTCCAAACAGGTAGGGATTTTTCCAACTGGATTAAAGGGCGTATCAGAGAATATGGCTTTATTGAAAATGAAGACTATTTTACTGAAAATCAATGGTTCGCCAAATTTGGCGAATCAAAAGTAAGTGAAAATAAGAGATTTACAAATGCGGGAGGAGATAGAAGAAGTAAGGACTATTTCATTACTACTAATATGGCTAAAGAGCTGGCAATGGTAGAAAGGAATGAGCAGGGTAGGAAGATACGCCGTTACTTTATTGAAATGGAAAAAATTGCCATGCAAACGATCATCAAAATGCCTAAGTCTCTTAATGTCTATGGAATGGAAGCCCTGCCATACGTGGAGTGGTTGCTATTACATAACTACTCTGTAACCAGTGGGCAGTATCACGCTCGCATTCGCAAGCACCCTCAGCACTTCTACAAGGCGAGTACAGGTAAGTGGTATATCAATAAGGTGTTCGCCGAGCAACTACTAACCATAAGGCAAGGAATGCAGGCGCTAAAAGAAGTGAAGGGCTTGCCGCAAGTACATCAGGTAACACTCTTTGAGGTATTGGCGGAAGTAAAAGCAGAGCAAGAGAAATCAAAAACAATAGCAAAATGAAAATAGGAGAAAGAGTAAAGATAAGCCGATACACTACAGACCCCGCAAAGCAACAAGGAAACATCGGTACAGTGATAGGGGTTTATCCAGAAGACGAAATGACTACCGTGGTAAGAGTAGTGTTCGTAACAGATAAGGGTGAGAAATTCTCTGCCCTATATGATATAGATTGCTTAATTCCTGTAAGTGAAGACGATTTAGAAGATTAATCAAAAAAAATAGCATTATGAAAAGAAAAACAGTACTCCTGCTCAATGGTCACTTGGATGTGATAGGCAAGGAAATTATCACCACTTTCTTAGGGATCGTGGTCAAACGAGAAAAAATATTGTATAACAGAGCTGTAAAATACAGAAGGTAATGGAAACAAAGAAAAACAACGGCGTACGCTTTTCCGCTGATGTAAAGATAAGCGAAAAAGGAATTGGCAAGGACGTAAATATTGATATTCGCTATATAGACCTTACCAATCCTATTGAATGGGATCAATTGCAAAAATGGCTTAGAAAGTTAAGACGTACTCTTGAGGTAACTTTTGGTAATGAGGAAACATTGGATTGGTACTGCAATAGCGAGCATGAGCCAAGACGTAGTTGGGATGTATATATAGGAGAGTCGCAGTCACGAACTTGGTTGAATTAGTTAGAAATCCCTAATAGGCTAAGAGCCGAAGCGGTAACGTAGCAGGTCGCACCTGCATTAGGGAGCAAAAAAGAAAAGATTATGCCCTATTTATGGTTACATAATAAAGTTGCAGTGGAGGTGGAAGAGTTGGTTCCTAAGTATTGGAATGTGCTCAAGTCCTTACAGAGTGCTATCTCTCGCAGTGAAGGTAAGCCTTATGGTGTTAAGAAACTCCAATCGGGTGGGAATGGGCGTAGGCTACTGATAGACTATGACACTCTCCCCAAGGAGATACAGGAGGCACTGGGTGATCCACGAAAAGCGGGTCATCTGTTAGAGCGATATTACCAAGTAAAAGACGAAACGATACGTTTCTATAGTGAATGGAAACGTGGGGACAAGCACCTTACCGATGAAGAGATAGACCGCTACATCATCAATGCTACTACCCTGCAAGCCTTGGTTACCCTTGAGCAAGAACGACTCAATATTCGCAAGGCATTGCATAAAAAGAGTGCTACCAAGGGACTTGCTCAAAGCTTACTTACCGATGCAGTGAGCTTTAACGAGAGCTTGCCCCCAAGTCGTAAGCATAGCCTGCCTGAGAGTTTAAGGCATTTTAAAAACACTTTAAACGCCTTTAAAACCGATGGACTTCTCTCCGTTATCAAGGATCCTTACGGAAAGGGCAAGCAGAACGCCCGAAAGGTAGATGAGCGTGTCATAGAGGTGCTACAAGGCTTATTCGTAGGACAAACCCACAAGCCTACTCCTACCGATATATCTCGGCAATATGATGCCTTTTTGGCTGGCTATATAGAAGTATTCAACAAGGAAACAGGTGAACTATACGAACCTACTGGCTTCCCCGCCTTGAGCGAAAGTACTATCAAAGCCTATCTGATGAGTTGGGAGCAGAAAATCATCTCCTACAATCTCAGAAGCGGAAACCGACAGGCTTTTATGGGGCAATTTATCCCCTATGCACAAACGGACTTACCTACCAAAGCAGGGTCTATCCTCTCCATTGACGACAGACAACCTCCATTTTGGTATGAAAAAGGAAAAAGGGTATGGTTCTATATTGGGGTGGATATTGCCAGCCGCTGTATGACAGTTTTTGTCTATGGAAAGAGCAAAGAAGGGATTATCCTTGAGTTCTACAGACAATTAGTAAGGAACTATCACCAATGGGGGCTAAAACTCCCTTATGAGTTGGAGTGCGAAAGCTCCCTTAATAGTAGCTTTAGCGAAACTTTCCTTAGAGAGGGGTATATGTTCCAAAAGGTAAGAGTAGAAGCCAATAACGCCAAGGGGAAGTATATAGAACGTATGTTTGGCAAGATGCGTAACAATAAAGAAAAATATGCCGACGGATGGATCCCTCGCCCCTTTGCTAAGAACGAAGCCAACCAAGCGGGCAAAGGTGCTACCAAGATTATCCCTTATAATGAACTCGTGCAGGCACGCCTTGCCGATATAGAGGATTGGAACAACGAACCTCACGATGAAGATCCAAGCGTAAGCCGTTGGGAATATTTTCTCAATAACCAATTAGAAAACCTGCCAGAGACGAACTACCGAGCTATATTGCCCTATATTGGTTACTCTGTTAAGACCAGTTGCAAACAAGGTTTTATCAGCTTAAACAGACAAAAAATGGCAATAGCCGAAGCGGGAAAGATACTTACAGGCGACCCACTTATTGAGAAAATGAAACAGATAGAAGGTAAGGATATAGAGGTGTATTGGTTGGACGGCAATGACGGGGAACTTATAAAGGCAATTGCTTACTGTGGTAACCGCTATGTATGTGAGGTGCAACCGATGCCACGGTTCCAGAGAGCACAAGCCGAGCAAACAGAGGAAGACACCCTTATCAAAGCACTGCAAAATGCTTATACAATGACCATTGTACGCTATGTACAGCACCAAAGCAAAGAGATTACTCCTATAGGGGTGATAGACAGGACACCGAAGCCAAAACGCTCTTTTGTAATTAATAATCTCAAGCGATTCGAGGCGTGCGAAGCAGAGGAAGTAGAAATATTGGACGACTACGATACTATGGAGGAAGACGACAGACAAATCCTCTACAATCCCAGTACAGGGACAGAATACACTAAAAATTGGAGAAAAAAATATGCTATATGAAATTATCAATAGACTTTAAAAATAAGGTAAGGGAAGCGATTCTTTCCGATCGTGAGAACTATGGAGGATCCGATGCCGACTATGCCAAACGCCTAAACCTCAAGGGGGCTATCCTCTCCCGCCTTAAAAAGGGAGAAGTGGAGAAACTCATTAGCGACACCCAATGGTTGGTAATTGCTCATCAGCTGGGTGTACAAGTAAGGGATAATGCTTGGAAAGTAGCGCGTACAGCGGTATATACTGAAATAGAAGATAACCTACTCTACTGCAAGGAGTACAGCAAATCTATGATCTTGGTAGATGATTGTGGTATTGGTAAGACTTTTTGCTCCCGACACATTGTTCGTAAGCTCAAGAATGCTTTCTATGTGGATTGCTCCCAAGCGAAGACCAAACAGCAGTTTATCCGATTGCTTGCTAAGACTATAGGGGTGGATAATACAGGTAAGTATGTAGATGTAAAGGCAAGTATCAAGATGTGTCTTATTTACTTAGAACAACCTCTTATTGTACTTGACGAGGCAGGAGATTTGGACTACAACGCTTTTCTCGAACTCAAAGAGCTATGGAATGCTACCCAAGGGGAATGTGCTTGGTATATGATGGGAGCCGACGGACTAAGGGCAAAGATAGAGAGCGGCATTGCTCATAAAAAAGTAGGTTATGCTGAGATATTCGACCGCTTCTTTGATATCACCTCAATTGTACCCCAAGGCACCGATGATCGTAGGGAGTTTTATATACAATTATTGGGCGATGTGGCTTCGGTAAATGCCAAGCAAAAGGAGGATGTGGACAAACTCGTACGTAAGTGTATGAATCCGAATGACCTTAATACAAAGGATGTAACCCCTTCCGATTGGAAGAGACTTAGGTATTTGGAGAATTTAATTAAGTTAAGCTAATGGCAAGAATAAAAGGTATATACGGGAAACAATTATTGGAGAAAACCTATAAAACCTTTCCTTTTGAGGGGGTATGGGAGAAAGCCCTTGGCAATCCCGAAGTAGGTGGGTTTTGGTTGATCTATGGAAAGGAAAAGCAGGGGAAAACGTGGTTTTCGCTAATGTTAGCGGAATACTTAAGCAAGTTTGAACAGGTGATGTATGTAAGTGCCGAGCAGGGCATTAGTAAGTCCTTTCAAGAGGCATATATCCGTAGTGGGCTTGACCCCAGCAACCGCAAGTTAAAGATAGTACCCTATACAGAACTTACCGAGATAGAGAAGGCATTAGCTAAGCAACGTGCCCCTAAAGTGGTGATTATAGACAATACCACAGTTTATAAAGACGAGTTAACAGCCCCTAAACTTAGGGAATGGGGCAAGCATTACCGCAATGTATTGTTTGTCTTCCTCGCTCACGAAGAGAAGGGGGAACCCGATATAGCAGTGGCAAGGCTTTGTAAGAAGCTCGCAGAGGTGATTATACAAGTGGAAGGCTTGGCATGCAATATATCGGGGCGTTGTCCTGGTGGGGTGCTTACCATAGACAAAGAGAAAGCAGAGTTATATCATAGTACAATTATAAGTGAAGAGTAAAAATTATGGAAACTATAGAAAAGCAAAAGACATTTAGAGAGTGCCTACTTTATTACTTGGACTGCAAGTACTGGGCATACGAACAACTACAAGGGATGTACTTTGAAAAATGGTGTGAACAGGTGAATAAACAGAGGAAAACTTTAGTGGATCCAAGGATATTGGCAAAGAATGACCATTTACTAAATTGGTTTGCCAAGCAATGGGAGGTCTATGTAGAGGGCGAGATAGCCAGATACTACGGAAAGGCACTCAGAGAAGGGGTATTTGACCGAGAGGATGTAGAGCTAATGATACACTTACAAATGGAGAATATTTACCGTATTTACCCCAAGATATTACTGAAAATCATAGATAAAAGTGGAGAGCCTCCACAGATAATCAAGAGTGAAAAACGAAAAATAATAGCACAATGAAACAACTATATATGGACGTACTAAGGCTGGATAACTTCTTACAGGCCTTAACAGCACAAGAGCGTACCATGATACACCAGTATCATGCAGGCTATAGGACAAGTGTACCAATAGTGGTACTGACCATCTACGAATGGATACAGGAAAATAAGGATAAGTGGGATTCTCCCGATTTTAGGTATAACCCAGAAAGGGTATTGGAATGGAAAAACAAGGAGTACGGGACTTGGGAACCAATAGAGACTCACAAATTATATAGAGCAAAAGTAGAACGATAATTTTAAAAATAGATAAAAAATGAAAGTTATTAAAGATTTAGCAGTAACGGTTACCTATACGGTAGAACTTGGAGGTGTAGAAGTACCTGATAAAGTTTTTGAACAATTAAATAATATGGCCAAATATGGAATTTCTGTTGGTATTGGAGATTCAGAGAAATATGAAAAAGCCTTTGAATGGCTAATGAATAACATAAGAGAAGATGATGCTATGGAATGGGAATATGAAGTAGGAATAGACGAGTAATAACAATTAAAAAGATAAAAAATGAGTGTAGATTTATCACAGATGAGTGCTGAGGACTTAAAGAAGTTACAAGAGCAACTCAAAGAAAAGCAAAGAGCAGAGAAATTAGCCAAACAACAGAGCAGACAGACACTTTTGGAGCTTGAAGCAGAATTGGTAGATGATAACATTGGGTTCTGCCTTTCGCAACGGGAGGATGTAGAGGATTTGGTAGCGAAACTCTTCCAAGAGGCGAAGACTATCATAGCTCTCCGTGCCGAGCTATACGGCACTCAGAAAGAGGAACAGGATTCGCATACCTTTACCAAAGCAGATGGGTCGGCGAGTATCCGTATAGGTTGGAATGTACGCCCCGCCTTTAATGGTACAGAGAGCGAAGGACTTAAGAAGATAAAAACCTATATGTCGTCCTTGGCGGGAGATACTGAAAAAGAAAAACTCCTATTGGAGTTCCTTAATACAGCATTAAGGACAGATGCACAAGGGAACCTAAACCCACGAGAGGTGCGCAAGTTAGGCACGCTAAGGCAAAAGGCTAACAGTGCCCTCTTTGATGAGGGTATGGAGATCATAGAGAACGCCATCGTAGATATACGTACGAGTATGTATATACGTGGGTATAAGTTGGTCAAATTTGAGAATGGTATAGAAAAAAGAGTAAACTTCAACTTCTCTATTGATTAGCGGTAAGCCACTGCGGACGATTATTAGATACCCTGACCTTAGTGTGTTGTTTTGTATTAAGGGGACGCCCATAAGAGACCCCCTAAGGCAGGGTTTTTAAACAACCTTTAAAAACGATTTAAAATGAAAGAAAAACCAACACATTACTATTGCTTTTTTGGCAATGGCACACAAACAAAAAATAAGTTACAAGCTGAATTTTCCGAATTTCTAAGAGGAATGGAAGGAGAGTTGTATCAAGCCTCCGATTTAGATAAAATAAAGCGATACATCATTGAAAAAGCCAAAGAGTTAAACAAAGAGTATCCCCGATGTAAGGCCTTAGATGTTTCTTTTGAACAATACTCGAAAAAGGATTACATCCACTATCTATGTGGTATTGAGTTTAACGCATTTCGGCTAATACCTGCTTATCTTATTAAACTTAAAAACGATTTAAAATGAAAAAAATAGCAACGTTTCTAATTTTGTTACTTGTTGTATTTATCTCCTGTGATGATAAAAGGCCTAAAAAAGACCCAGAAGATGATATAAAAGTAATGATAGGTTATGTGGTAGATAAGGAACTTATACCAGCTCATAGGACATCTCATTTTGTAGGAAAGGTTCGCTCAAGTAGATATCATCCTCAAAAGTATTATATATATGTAGCTAATAAAGAAGGTACTGTAAAAATTAGAGTTTTTGAAGAAGACTATAAAGAGTACAATGCAGGTGATTATATAAGAATAAAATTTAAAGATCAGTATTATGATTAGCACACGACAACTAAAGATCCTACAAAGCCTCTTAGGAAAGAGGTTTAAGGATAGAGACGAACGGCTGGCTTTCCTATCGGACTTTGTCTTTAGAGAGCTGGGCTCAAGCAAGGAGCTAACCGAAGACGAAGCTTTTGAGATATTAGACTGGCTGAAGTATAATTACAGCAAGGAAGCATATTTTGATAGTCATAATATGCAGCATCTTAGCCTACTGGCCAAGTGCCATGAACTGGGTTGGGTGCAGGTGGATAACCCAAGGATCCCCGACCTTCAGCAATTGGGCAAGTTTCTACTAAGTAAGAAGTGTCCTGTACAAAAGCCCTTAAAAGAAATGACTACAAAGGAAGTCAGTAAGGTAATAGGAGCGTTAGAAAAAATAATTGAGAAACGATATGAAAAGAAGTGACAAACGACAAGTGACCAGTGACAAATGCCCTCACAAACACGAAGTGTTGCGAACAATAGGAGGGCATTGTACCGTAGTGATTACGGCTGTTTTTTGCCAAGATTGTGGGAAACAGCTCACAAAAACAAAAGTAGAAACCTAATGAGATTAAGAGTGTGGTATGGGCTTCGTAAGCTCACAAAAAAAGCCGTAAAAAAGCCCGCTATTGTTATTGTCTATGAGAACTCTTGGTATTGGAAAAACGAGATTAGAATAAATCAAGCTATGAAAGTAATATATACTCGTTACCAAACAGAACAAGAGGCTTCTGATGCTCCTAATAGCAGATATACTTACATCTATTATGAGTTGTTTTTAGAAGATAGACTCTTTAAAAAATCTCCAGAACTCGCTATACAGTACAACAGCTATTCGGACAGAAAGCAGGTCAGTGAAGAGGAAAGAGAGCTTATCGCAAGTAAGATAAGAGCAGAGATATACAAGTTCTACAATATTCAGGAGCCCGATAGCATACCGATCAATAGCTGGCAATTAATCATTAATCATTAAAAAATGACCTATATAGTAACCATACGCAGTTGTGCGGTAGTTGTAAAACTGACCTATAAGGGTGGCAAGTTCTCTAAGTTAGAGGTCAAAAAAGGCACTTTAGAGGGGGAATACCTCAAACAAATAGGGTATCTTATCCCTCCCTTGGAGAGCCTTGTGGAAGAATGGCAAGGCAATTGGGGTGATAAAGTTACCTATAGAGAGGAAGAGGCAAACCCTCCGAGCTTATACGCCCTATTCTTAGATGAGTGGTTTGCTTTCTATAACCGATTGTTCGGGTTTGCTCCCAAATTCACTGGGGCAGACGGCAATGCCCTCAAGCAGATTATCTCCTACCTTACGAGCAACTCAGCCGATGAGACGGAGGCCTTATCCACTTGGCAGTACCTACTCAGCAATTGGCAAAAGTTAGACGAGTTCCATCAAAGGAATACAGACTTGAAGTACATCAATTCCCAACTCAATAAAATATTACAAAATGCAAAACGAGGTAATAGTAGTAAGACCCAACGAATTAGCGACGATTTCAAACGAGAAGTTCTTAGAGGCCTATTCGCCGAATAACTGTCTTATGAGAAGTGTAACACTCAAGGGAGTGAGTGATGCTGTTAGTCGTAAGACAGTTACTTTGGTCGATATCAAGAAAGGTAAGGGACAAACGTTTTTACGAAATTATATTGCTTTGTGGCTTATTGAGCTTAACGAACTATTGAATCTTAAAAATCCCCTCTCCGAAGCGCAAATAACCCTATGTACAGAGCAAATCATCACAGATTATTCTTTTTTGAAGCTATCGGAGCTATCGCTCATTTTCAAGAGGATTGTTTCGGGTGAGTTTGGCGAGCTATACGAGCGTATCAGTATGCCAAAGCTAATGACTATCTTTCGCAAATATGAGCAAGAGCGCACAGAAGTTGTAATCAGTGAGAGCAGTCAAGATCATGAGAACTTCCGCTACCAAGAAAGCCGAACGGAAAGCTACAATGAAGAGATAGCAAGGTTATTAAAGCGAGATAAAAAACATTGACCCAAGCTAACAACGTCTGCTAAAATCCGATTTGGATAATAGCAGACGTTTTTTTAATTTTGCAGGGTAAAACCCAATATTATTATGCATACCTATACTCTACAGCGAAGAGAACGACTAAAGCAGCGTAATGAGTGCGTACGCAAGCTCTTTGATACCCTTAGCAAACGCTACCCCCAATGGAGAGCGGAGGCTATTATAGCAGAAGTAGCTGCGCAGATGTATCTTTCCCCTCGTACAGTGGAGGCGATAGTCTTCTATGAGGGAATCTATGCAGAAAAATAATTGAAAAAGTTTTGGTAGTTTAAAAAATAGTTGTACTTTTGCAATGTCGATTCTGCGGATTCGGCGATACCAACGCCTATGTTAAGATTTATCTTTTCATAGGCGTTCGGGTTTATTGTAGGAACTCTATTTTTTCTAACTCTCCACCTCTTTTTAATATCCATACTTCACTTATCTGTTTCCCCTCTTTAATACTAAATTTAATGAGTTTTTTAAGGTGTCCAATAGTATAAAGTTGCTCATCATAGTCTACCACAATACAATCAGACTGTTTTAACCCTCTTTTTATCATATTTGACACACTCTTTGTCGAATTGTTATGTCCTTCGTGCTCATAGAACTTATTCCCTACTTTAAAATCGGGACATTTACCCCAATAAGGAGTTCCTTGCAAATCGGCATAAAGTTGCTGATAGAGTTCGTTTCGCAGGGGTGAATTAAACCTTGGTAGTATGATTGTTTCTTTTCCTTGCTTAGCGAAAAAGTCGCAACATTTATATACACGCTCATAGTCCGACCCCTCTGTATTTACAAGGTTAGAAATAGTAATCTTTCCTCCATTAGGGTATTCTTTTACCACCTTCTCAATATAGTTTTCTCCGAGCTTTTCCAATCGTTTTTCCACCTGCTTTTCTACTTCCTTAACGACTTTTTCGCTCATTCCTTTGGCGTATGGTATTATAGGAAATATCTCCCCCGAAAGAGCAGGGTTATTAGCAAAGGCTTCTTTTATGGGAACCTCTTCTGTATGTACTCCTTCTGTTACTGGAGTAGCAGTAGGCTCTACATAGCAACGACAGCCCCAATCATTAGGAGGTAGGTGTGTTTGCCAAAAAGAATGCTCCACAGGTAGCGTAAGCCCATCCCAGGCACGGTGTGTTTCACGAGTTCGCTCATCGTGTACCGCGTGATAAGTAAGGTTAGGGTATATGCGCTTATTGGCTATATACTCCTCGTACTTTTGTGCAGAGAGCGCATTAGCCACTGTTTGGTTGTACTCGGTTTGTAGCCAACGCTTGTTGTAAAGCGTGTCAAGCTTTTCGGCTTCCTTTTTAAACTCACTCCATGGGAGTACATGCCCATCCTTGGTAAGGGCTTGTTCTATCTGCCGCTTGAAGCTCGTTTCTTTGAAAGCCGAAAAAGTAGCTATGTTGTGCTTGAGGCTACTAACCAAATCGGGGTTTGCTTGTTCTATTTTGGAACTATAGCCTATTTCTACTGCTTTAGAGAGGTGCCTATAATAATACCTCCATAGCTTTTCCGATAGGGGTTCGCTAACACCTCTTTCTTGGAAAACCATACGAATATACTCCTCAATAAGCCTACTCAAGTCGTTGTCTTCCTTGCTGAGCTTTATAGGCTCGTGTTCGGAGCAACAATGGGTGTGATAGTGTAACTTGAGTAGGCTTAGGCTTTTTTTGACTCACCCTCACTACTTCCGCCAAAGGTAGAGGTAGGCATACTTTCTATTTCTACCCCATAAGTACGCTCTATATAGTCCTGGGTAAGGATATAGCCACGCCCTAAGAGTACGCCATCTATACTGATTTGCTTGTTAGGGTCTGTGGTTTTCTCTACTGCTATTTTGGCATTGTCGGGTATAGAGTAGCCAATAGCACGCATAGCGGGCAAAAGTTGGTTATTAAGAAAAGCCAACATCTTCTTTTCGTCGGCATAGACAACCTCCTCCAAAGTGTTCTCGTGTACCGTGCCTTGTGCCTTGCTACTGCCGTTTTCGGTAGTCATTGTTTGGTGAAGTACGAGTTTGGAGAGTTCTTTGTCTAAGGCTTCAATTTTGCGGTAAAACACTTGGAAAGCATCTGCTTTGCTGTTCTCCTTAATATCTACTTCAGTGCCAATAGGAAAAACGCCATACGAAGCTGAACCCATTTCCTCCAACCACTGGGCAACTTCCTCTTTTACACTATCACTTTGCGAAGCAATTTTAGCAATACGTATAGGAATACCAAAGAGCTCCTCGAACTCGTCCCACGAACCCCACGAATGGCGCTTGAGTATCGCATAAGGAGTCGCTTTTTCGAGTAACCCCGAATGCTTGTAGAATTGTGCTACTAATACTACCTCTTGCACATCTCGTAGGTCTATGCCAGTGGTAGCATCATAGTCCTTGAGCAGTACGTGCTTTTCGGGGATTACCAAGCCCCTATCAATAAGCTCTACGGCTTTGATTTCGCCCTTGGTTACTTCTTTGAGCCATATAGGAGAATGCCCGTGATAGATGCTTTGGTGAGCAAACTCGATCACGTCCTCAAACCATTGTTTATCCTTGATATACTCGGTTAAGGTGTCGTCCTTAATCTCATCGATGGCGATAACGTAGTCCTTATTGGTAGTTCGTAGGGTACGGTTTTCGGTGATCCCTGTTAGGTGTCCATCAAGGAGTACATCTTGGTATACCTCCTCCAATGGGTAAGTACGAGGGTAGTCCACACTATAACGGGCATAACGTGCCGAGTGCCAATGGTTGAGTTCGGTACGCCATAGCCTGCGTTGTCTTTTGATGATATCCACCATCAGATTGGTTACCTGCTGAATGTTTTGGGTTGTATTTTTGCCCAAATGTACCTTCTTATTAAGTACATTACCACTAAGGGTGACACTCTTTTCTATACGTTGTTTATGGGATTGCTTTGCCATTATTTTAATTGATTGAATAAACGGTCTATTTCCTTTTTGACATTGTTGAATAAGGTTTTGGAGTCGCCTATAAATTGTCGCTTAGGCATACCTTTTAGGCCCTCGTTGTGTCTTAGGGCATACTCCTTATGGGTGTAGAAGGTAACCTGCATTTTCTCCACATGTGCCATAAATGAGTGTCGTAACTTGTTGCCTCCAGAGTTGTATCCTGTAAGGATAGCTCGCCCTTGGTTACGCTTGCCAAAGGGGGTAAGGGTACCCTTTTTGCCTACCCTATCCGAGCGGTAACGAGTAAGGTCTCGTCCTCGTGTATCGGTAGTTTTGCGAGGTTGCCACTTCTGTAAGCCCTCATCATTAAACCCCTCATCTTGGAAGTTCTTTTGAATAAACTTGAGTCCTTCTGTTTTAAGCACAATAGGGATATCCTCTTTCACTAATTGTGCGAGGGCTTCAAGCTTTTTGCGGAGTTCTTGTAAATTGTTATTAGACATAATCACCAATGATTTTTATAGGTTTTGCGCCCTCCGAGCTTCATAAAAGGGGTGGGTGTATCGGGGGTGCCGTCACCATCGGTGTCTCTTAGGCGCTTGGGTAGGGAGACTTCTATTTCTCCTTTGGCTATTTTTTCAAGCCATAACATAGCCTCATCATAGCGGAGCTTTGCCACTTGGTTGAGGGTTTTAGTTCGTCTTATATAGATTTCATGGATAACAATATCCTTGAGGTACTTCAGTAGTATCTTGCTGCGCTCATCTCCCTCTTTGGCAAAGATAGCTTCGGTATCGTAATACTTGTACAAGTAAGAAGCTATTAGGTCTATGCTTTCGGCAATGATTTCGGTTACTATCTGCTCGTCGCCTTGGGTGATAAGGTCTATTACCTCTTTAGTGGCTACGGTTTTGAGTTCTTCTTTGGTTAAATACACGTTACTAATGATTAGTTGTTAATGATTAATGGCTTGCGATTTGCAATCTTCTACCCGCATAGGGGTAGGGTGTGCGCCTATAAATGCGGGTGGAGAAAGTTATGCGATAGCTCATAATGCCGTCATCACTTAAGCGCAATTCTTCCTCTCGCACCTGCTGTACGGGTTTGAACTGTTCGCCTTGTAGGAATTGTATGGTATCGGTGATTTTGTCCAATATATCCAGTTCCATAAGTCCCTCTTCGGGGTCAGCAGTGCCTAAGTGTTGGTCTGTCCAGCCGTCTTTGCAATAGAAGTCTATATGAAACTCACACTCGCCTTCTTGCACGTGCTGTGTCATCGTCTCGTATGTGATAGGCATTACCTGAATGAGTGCAGCTGTCCATATTTCGGGATAGCCGTTTTCGGGGTTATCAAACTGACCTCGTTGTAGATCTATCAGTTCAATGCCTTCAATGGTAGCAAGAGCCTGTTTTACTTTTACAAATAGTTCTTTTCTTGGAGTCATCAGTGTACAATTTTAGAGAATAATAAGGTTATATGTTACGTCTTTTGTGTTTGGCAATAAAAGGTCGTCCGCTTTGTAAGGGGCTTTCAGAATAACCAAAATACTGTTGGGCAAGAGTTATGGCACGCTCTAAGGTATCGGGAGCGTCATCATGTGAGGTAGTCCCTTTTTCAAAGGAAAGCACCTGCTTAATAAAAGCGTTGTAGTCACGTTCTGAACGCTTGGGAAGACTCTCGTCCCAGTACAAGATTTTGCGAAAGAGCGCATTGGTAATACCCGCCGAAATGCGATTGTGTTTGTCCCCCTCTTGATGCAAACCAATAGGGATATTAGGGCAAGCATTGTCCTCAGCACTCTGCATAATAATAGGGGTATAGACGGCTTTCTGCGCCATAGTAGCATCAAAGAATCCCATAGTGTTATAGCCTTTTTTGAGGTACTTCTTTACCCATTGGGCACGTACTTCCATAGCTGCATTAAGTTCACACCTTTGACAGAAGACTTCCAACACGTACAGCTTAATACCTTTGATGCCAATGAGTACCCCCGCTTTATAGTCCCCCGTAGCGGTATAAGACAAGTCCCAATGGTCAAGCAATCCGTCCCATGCCTCATTATTTGCTATTCGTACTAAGGCAATGTCTTTCGCCTTAAAGAGCTTTCCCTCCTCAATAGGGTTGTTGAAATCTTCGCGCTGTGAGGTATAGTAGTCATCATTCATTAGGATACGAATAATATCCTCCTTAGTATCTCGCTCTTTCCACGATGGTTCCCACTCTACATCCATATAGTTCTCTCGGGTGATATTTACAGTAGCCAAATTAGTAACCGAGTCGTGCAGGTGTGGGCTATCTTTCCACTTGTCATAGAGGTAGTCCAATATGCCGTCTTTGACGATATAGTTGTTATTGATGATGAGCCTTCCTCGCTTGCGGTGAAAAGCCTTCACCAAATCACCCGTTATCTTTTTACCGTACTTTTCTATCATATCGGGGCGTTTGGCTCTATCCAAGTCTTCTATATCGTCTAAAATAGCCAAGTCGGGGCGATACATACCAAAACGTAACCCTCTGAAAGGTTGGTTAAGTCCCAAGGCTTTGAAGTGCTTGCCGTCTGTAGTCTGAAAATCACCATCCGACCAATCCCCATAAGAGAGTTGCAGGCCAAAGTCTTTGATAAACTTCTGATTGTTCTCCAAGTGTGCTTGTAAGTCGGATAGTAGTATTTTAGCCAAGCCCTCGTTAGCCCCTATGAGGATAGGAAAGAAGGTAAGGTTGTTCTGTTTGAGATGGCATATATTGCCCACGTTGGACTGTATGGACTTACCTGCACCCCTAAATTTCTTTCTGAATTGGCGTATAAACGGGTCCTTGTACAAACGAATATAGTCATCTATATGAAACTTAGGTGTCTTGGCATCGCCCAAGGGCAAACCACTATCAAGCCCGAAATAGTAATCGAAAAACTCACCATAGTTTTCGGGTTTTAAAAGTCGCTTGATACGTGTTTCTTGCTCATCCGCTGTTTCCTTCTGTATAGCCTCATAGGTAAGCTCTCGTATCATTTTCGACTTTGCAAAATAGCGCTCTTTGGCTTCTTTGAGTTCTGTTTTAGTCATCTCCTTTCTGTAATAATTCGGTTATATACATATCAAAGTAAGGGCGTATCTCTTTGATCGTATTCATATAGGCTTCACGCTTTTTACCAGTGCTTTGCCCTGCTTTCTCTAAGATAAAGTTAGAGAAGCCGTCAAGGCTCTCCATCGTATATACTGCTATTTTATTATGGTCAGTAATACGGTCAAAGGCGGCAACAATTTTAGTAATATCGTCCGCCTTATAGGGCAAGGGTTCACCCCGCTCAATAGCCTGCGCACACTTGAGGGTGAGTTTGCGAATATTGGAAGGTCTGAGTGTTTGTAGTTCTTTCTCATCGTCCCATTTGCCCTCCTCTCTCCACTTGCCAAGTGTCTTAATGCCTATACCTATCATTTCCGATATATTGGCAATACTAAAACCCTTAGTAAAAAGTTCTTTGCCTTGCGACCTCTTATAGTCTGCCTCTACAGCTGTCAATCTTGCCATATCTATTGTAGTAATTCGTTTATCTTGTTATTAATCTCATCAAACTTCGCCACATTGTTAGGGGCAAAGTTGCCAACTCCTGAAGGGGTTTGTATAATAGCTGTTTTAAGTTCGTTTAAAAGCTCGTTTAAAAGGCTTTTAAAATCTACTTCCCCACGTTGCAGATGTACCCCCGCATTATCTATGGTAAGCTGAGTGTTTTCTATCCGTAGGCTCATGCTCTCAATCTCGCTATGAGCCACTACATAATAGCGGTTTTCGTCCTCCCCAATAGAAGCTATCAGTACGCTACTTCCTACCTTTGGAAAAAGGTAAAACCGATCGGCATTATCGTTAATCACCGAAGCCAATCGCACGGTATATTGTAGCTCATCGTCTTTCACCACGCATGTGCCTTGCGCTTTGTCTACTGATACTACTTCTACAGCTATGGTAGGGGTTTTGCGTTTGCCTAACTTACGAAGCCCCTCGGCTAATTCTCTATCTATACTCATAATCTTGCTCCTATAGTTATTTGTCGGCGTGCCCCATTGCGACCAAAGGTAGTTTCTACCTTCTTAATGAAGTAGCGTTCGTCTATCTCTTTCAGTTCTTTATCAATAATATGTGCCTGCATACCACGTGTAGCGAAAGGGACTAAGAAGCTCGTTATAGAGCCATCAAAGCCGTCATACTTTAGTTTTTCTATTTCTGCTCGTGCCATAGCCCGTAGTTTTGCTTCATCACTCACAACAGAAGTGTGAAAGGTTCTCAGCTCACCATCAGGATCACCCTCTTCTACAGTTTTCTTTTTATTGTTTTTGTCAATGTAGGTATATTGTACTTTTAGCCTACGTTCGTCCTTGTTACGATATTCCAAATCGTTCGCCACAATGTTATAATTGAGGTCATAGCGTGCTGTTTGTCCTATATTAGTAAGCTCCGAAAGCCCTGCATATAGCCTGCCCTCATCATTAATAAAGATACTTAGCCTAAATTCCTCTTTGAGCTTATCCAACACCTGTGTACCATTGGCATTGCGAATAAGCCATTGGTCTAACTGCATTTGTGGTATATTATCATCCAGGGCAATAGGTGTATCTTTCACTACCTCCTGCAATACTTCTTTAAGGCTTGTCTTTTGCCACGATTTATTGATATTTTTTCGTCTAAGCAAATACATGGCGTCTTCACATTCTATACTTACGGGAATGCTTGGCTTGACCTTCTTTACATAGCCTTCAAACTCTACTCCGCTATATACACCCTCATAGGCAAGGGTAACGCTGACCTTATCGCCCGCTTTGACAGCCTTTTCAGTATAGAGACTATCACCTCCTTTAGCTACTTTAAAGTGGGTAGGGAGTTCTATAGTACAGGTGTCAGCAAGTTCATCTACCGATTTGGTGATCTTCACGCTATGTACGGCCTTAAAGGTATAGTCTCCTATCTTTATAATTGCCTGTAATACAAACATTAATATAAGTGGTTTAATTGTGTTCTCTTTTCATCTAATTCGGCATAGAAGTCCATATCTGACACTGCTTTGATGGTGTACTTCTGTATGCCTTCCTTGCCCTCCATAGCCTCAAAACTAATATCTTTTAGCACGATGTTACGAATATCAAAGAGGGTAAAAAGTTTGTTACCTATGACCTCCAGACTTTCGTTCTTTTCAAACAAGCGGTTAAGGCTTTGCACTTGTGCTGTAGGGTACAAGTCGGGATTATTAGTATCAATGCAAAGCCCCTTAATGGTAATCTGCCAGTCTTCGGTAGCTATGTACTCCTTTACCTTACCTCTGCGGTGTTTGCCTACTGTTGCTGTCTCTACAATGGTTTTAGTGAGTGAAAAGCTCACCAAAGGTTCGTTTGGGAAAAGCGTTTGTACGCCTGCTTTATCAGCTACTTTTAGGGTCATAAAATACTGACTGCCGTTGCTACGTGCCTCACTGATATTCGAGAGGCTTGGTAGTACGTATTTTGTTTTGTTATTAGCCCACCACGAAGGAAAGGCTGGGCCTACATAATCCAAAAAAGCCCGTGCGGTGAGTTCTTTGAGGTCAAATTCCATTATACTTCTTTGTTTTTCGTTGCAAAGTTCGTGGTATTGGGGGAAGTAGCGAAATTCTTATACAATGGTTGTACAAAACCAGTACAATGGTTGTACAGAATTAGTACAATGTTTGTATGCCGATTTTCCCCGCCGTAAAACCTGCAATACCTTTGCACCCGAATTGAGGAGATTAACCCAAAGATAGAAGCCAATGAAGCACCAATTTATCATCAATACCGAGAATGTTAATAGCTATGGATACCGTATCCTTACAGAAGGTATTGACTACCAACAATACATGCGCAACCCCGTAGTACTCTTTATGCACGAGCGAGATGGATATGGTAACAAGGGTAGTGAAGTCATTGGACGTTGTACCAAACTATACAAGGAGGGAACTACTCTTATAGCAGAAGTAGAGTTTGATGAGCAAGATGAATTTGCTAAGAAGATAGCTGGCAAAGTGGAGCGTGGCTATATACGTATGGCTTCAATGTTTGCCGAAATCAAAGAAGTATCTGCTGATCCACAACACCTTTTAGAAGGGCAAATCTATGAAACCGTAACCGCTTGTAAGCTTGTGGAAATCTCCATCGTTGATATAGGGGGCAACGACAATGCCCTCAAACTATCCAAAGACGGCAAGCCCTTTCAGCTTAAAAAAATAGTAACACATAATACAAATAATATGGATATTAAAGTGATAGCCCTTGCCTTGGGTATGGGCGACAATGTAAAAGAAGAGGCAGTACTTAGTGCCTTACATAACCTCAAAACAGCTAAAGAAAAAGCAGATGCCGAAATAGTAGCTTTGAAAAAGACTATTAACGAAACTCGCACTGCCGAAGCTACAACCTTGGTAGACAAAGCTGTACAATTAGGGCTTATCCCAGAAGCTCTTAAAGAAAGTCAGCTAAAGCAGTTTGAAGCTGATTTTGACGGACAAAAAGCGGTACTCTCTAAACTTGTAGCCGACAAAGAAGCTGAGAATACACAGCGGGGAAAGGCTAACGCGGTACGTGAGGTAGTGTTGGGGGCAGGCGCGAAACCAATGGGTACTGCTGATGAGAGTTTTGATTATTTGCAAAAGAAAAACCCCGAAAGGCTTCGAGCTATCCGAGACAAGGAACCCGAAGAGTATGCCCGCTTAGCTAAAGAGTACGCCAATGGGGTGCGCTACACTGGAAAGTAATTTAATAACCCTTTAAAAACAGATTAAAAAGTATGAGATTATCATTAAAAGCATTATTCGTTAATGCATTATTGGCACTTATTGCCTCAATGTTTATTGCACCAATCGTAGGTGCTTCAGTACCCATAGTAGCAACAGCTATTGTAGCGACTTCTACTATAGTTCAATATGTTACTCCCTCTATTTTCAAAGGAGTAGCTATGGTGGGGCTACAGACAGAAGTATGGATAGCAGGTATTAAAGAAAACCCTATCCCTAATAATTCGTTTGTCTATCAGAGTGTAGACTTGTCGCAATATGTAGAGAATAATAAACTACACTTAGCAGAGGCAGGTGTGGAACCAACGGTACACGAAGACTATTTCGCCTCCTCCAGTTCAGCATTGCCAGTAGCCACTATTGACGATATAGCTAACGAAGTGGTGCTTAAAACCTATTCTACTGAACAAACTCTACACCGTGAATTGCAGGAAATTGAGCTTTCTTATGACAAACGCTCCAGTGTGATACAACGCCACCGTGCTTCTCTTGCTAAGAATTTAGGCAAGCGCGCCGCTTGGGCATGGGCACCACAAAAGGACAATGAATGGAATAAGGTGCTTGCTCTTACCGGTAGCGACTCAATAATAGATGCCATTATTGACCTTAAGCAGTTTATGGAGGAAAAAGACATCGTTGAGGGTGTAAACATCTGCCTCACTCCTGAGCACTTTGCTCATATCCGTAAGGAGGACAAGCGTCTGTACAAGGATATTATGAACGAAAAACAAATGTATGGAATAAACGTATTCCAATACAGTCAAAACCCACTTTATGATGGCACTACTAAGGAGAAAAAACCTTTTGGATCAGTCAAGGCAAGTAGCGATAAACGCGCTTCTTTTATGTGGGTTACAAGTGAAGTGTTCCGTTGCTTCGGCGATGTAAAGATGTATGCCACCCTACGAGATGCAGGTCTACAAGCCGATGCCATCTCTTTTGCACAGCGTGCCTTAGTAGGGGTTATTCGTGCCAGAACACCTAAATATTTAGGAGCTATATTGTAGGAATATAGTAGGGTAAGAGGACGAGTTCAATGGTATCCACACCTCACCCTACTCCTTATTAACTTTAAAACAGAATACAATGACAGCAGCAGAAAAAGCAAAACAATATTTTGAAAATAACAAAGAGACAAAAGAGCTTTTTTCCACCTCCGATGGTTTCCTCTTCTTACTAAAGAAAGATGCACAAAACCACGCACAAACCTTAGATAATAGCGCTGTGGAGAGCTATAATTCTTCCGACTTATTGGACGAATCAGATGATGAGCAAACGAGAGATGTAGATCCTACAAGTCCTGATGTTTTACAATTAGGCAAAAAGAAGTTGGAAAAAGCTATCATGACTATAGAGGATATAGGGCTATTAGAAGCACTTATCTTACAAGAAGAAAACGAACAAAACCGCTCAGAGGTACTATCCCTCCTTGCGGATAGAATAGAAACCCTTAAAAACCAAGCATAATGGCATTACCTAAAGTATTATTTAATATCGCCAGAGACGGACTCGGTAGAACTGCAACTATCCAAAAGACTACAGGACTCATTGCAACGGGAGTAACAGTGAGTGGCAAAGTAGAGCTGGGCAAGTCGTACCAAGTCTTTTCGCTCAAAGAAGCTGTAATTCTTGGAATATCAGAGACTGAAAATGCCTTTGCCTACAAACACGTGAGGGCATTCTATAACCAAGCTCCAACGGGTACTCCTTTATGGGTAATGCTCGTATCGGATGCCACTACTATGACGGCAATGCTTGACAAAGATGGTGTCTTTGCTCCAACTCTCATAGCTGATGCCAGAGGAGCTATCCGTGTACTGGGTGTGGTGAAAAAAGCTACAGGGAGTGAAACCATTACTGCGGGTTTAGATGCCGATGTACAAACAGCTGTAGTGAAAGGGCAAGCCCTTGCAGAGCATTTTGAAAAGAAATATATGCCCTTTAGAGTAGTGGTTTCGGGCAACCGTTGGAACGGACAAGTAGCTGACCTTACTAACTTTTCCGAAAGCGAACTCAACAAAGTAGCTTGCTTCATTGCCAATGACGACAAAGAGAAAGATGCAGCTATAGGACTTTTTTTAGGTAAAATCACAAAAATACCCGTACAGCGCAAAATTCACCGTGTGAAAGACGGAAATGTATTGCCCTTAGTAGCTTACTTTACCGACGGCGCTACTATTGACAGCAAGGCAGACCAGTGGGACGCAATAGACGATAAAGGATATATCTTTTTCCGCACTTTCGTAGGTCGCTCTGGTTATTATTTTTCGGGCGATAATACCCTTACCAAGCCTACTGATGACTTTAAGAGCCTTAGCAATGGGCTTGTAATGGACAAAGCAATGCTCTTAAGTTATGGGGTATTGGTAGAGGAACTCAGCGATGAGGTATTACTATCTAAGGACGGCAGTATTCACCCTGCTATTATCAAGAGTTGGCAAACCAAACTTGAAAGTACTCTACAAAGCCAAATGGTATCGCAGGGCGAACTTTCGGCAGTAAAAATTGATATAGACCCCACACAACGTGTGTTACAAACAGGTAAAGTGGTGATAGGCATCAAACTATTACCTGTGGGCTATGCTGACTTTATAGAGGTAAATATTGGCTTTACTACAACAATTACCTCCTAAGGTAATTAATCATTAATAATTAATCATTAGAAAAAATGGCAACATTCGATAGCAAACAATATGCTTGGTGTGACATCTCTATCGCTTTTGGGGGGCGTATTCTTATAGGAGTTACAGAGGTGGAATATACCGAAAAGCGTGAGAAATCCTTGCTTTATGGTAGAGGTTGCAAACCTCACGGAGTAGCGGCAGGAAACCGTAGTTATGAGGGTAAAATGAGCCTTTGGCAGAGTGAGCTTGAGGCAATGACCCGCGATGCTCCCAGTAAAGATATACTAGGGCTTAGCTTTGACCTTGTCGTTTCTTATGTTCCTTTAGATGGTGGACAGATAGTAACCGACATTCTAAGGCATGTGGAGTTTACCGAAGTGAAAAAAGGAATGAAGCAGGGCGATAAGAATATGATTGTAGAGTTACCTATTATCTTCATCGATGTAGATCGTCAGTCATAATAGGTAGCACCCACAGGCAATTAAACAATTTTTAAAATCTATTTAAATGATAACTAAAGAACAAATCCAAGAATGGAAAAATCAATACAAAGACATCTTTGTAATTAGTGTAGCAGACAAAAAGGTATACTTGCGTACTCCCGACCGTAAAACCCTTAGCTATGCCTCGACCTTGGCTACCAAGGATCCGCTAAGGTTTAATGAGGTTATACTTGAGAACTGTTGGTTGGGTGGCGATGAAGAGATAAAAACAAACGATGAGTTGTTCTTCGCCGTAAGTAGCAAACTACCCGACCTTATACAGATCAAAGAGGCTACTTTGGAAAAGCTCTAAGTGATGCGGAAATAGACGAGGGACGGGATTGGCTTCGTATCACCAACGCCTCACTGCGTTATTATATGCACATTGCCAATCCCGACGACCTCTCCGATACCCAGTGGGCTATGCGAGTAAAAGAGCTTGAATGGCTTAGGCAAAAGGAGAAGGAACAATATAGGTAGTATAGGTAGTTTGTTGTTGCCTTTGTCTTTCACGCTCTCTTGCTTGTTCGGCTCCTTTGGAGAGCATAAGAGCAAGTATTGCTATAAGGAAAAAGGAAATTGTACTGGCAATAGCTGTAGTGGTGTATCTCCTCTTAGTAGAAGGGTCTTTCTCAGTAAAAGACCTATAAGTAGCATAGAAGGGCACACAGAAAAGGGCAGCACCATAGAAAAATCCTGCACCAATAAGTAATAGTAAGCCTATAGAGGCAAGTAGGTTAAAGAAAAATAATAAGACTCTCATCGTGGCAAATATTTTAGAATATACATTAACTCTTAAAGATTTAGTCAGTGCAAAGTTACAAAAAATTGGCGTAACTAACGACACTATGCTGGATAAATTTGGCGAGTTACAGACAACACAAGCAAAAGTTACTAAAGCCTTTGCTCAGATGGGGACTTCAGTACATACTTTGCAACAGAAAATAGCCTTACTCAAAGCCGAAAGAGACTTATTGCCCGTAGAAAACTTGGCTGTTATTCGCAAGTACAACAGCGAGATAAACAAGTTAGAGCGTAGTATTACCAAATTGCAAACCCTCAATGGTAGTAAAATAAAGACGTGGTTTTCCGAAGCCCTAAACAGCTTACCAGGAATAGCTACTAACCCTCTTATATTGGCGGGAGCCGCAATAGGGGGAAGTATCAAAAAGGGGATGGAGGCAGACCTACAACAAGCCAATATCACTACTTTGCTTCGTGGCGATGTAGAAAAAGCTAAAGCCTTATATGCTCAGCTCTCCGATTATGGGGTAAAAACACCGTACGACAAGGCAGGGCTTATTGAAGCACAGAAGACAATGATATCCTTCGGACTTTCCTCTGAGTTTGCTTTTGGCAAGCTCAAGAACATAGGCGATATTGCTATGGGCGATGTGCAGAAAATGCAAAGTCTATCACTTGCTTTTGCACAAGCTACCTCAGCGGGCAAGCTACAAGGGCAGGACTTAATGCAGATGATTAATGCAGGCTTCAACCCCTTACAAGTGATAAGCGAACGTACGGGCGAGAGTATGGCCAAGCTCAAGGAGCGAATGAGTAAAGGGGGGATTTCAGCACAGGAACTCGCACAAGCCTTTGAATGGGCAACCGATAAACAAGGGCTATTCTACCAAGGTGCAGAAAAGGCGGGACAAACCCTTAGCGGTAAGTTCAACAAGATGATGGATTCTATCACCGAGCTTGCTCTAAAAGTATATGAAGTTATTAGCCCTATGCTTGGCCCTTTGGTAGACTTTATGTCCGCCGTCTTTGAGAGTATAGGGGGAGGTATAGGTTGGCTTATTCAGAAGTTTCAAGAAGGGAATCCCGTTATATGGGGTATTGCAGGAGCTATAGGCATATTCACCACTGCACTAATACTGCACAACACCTATACAGCTATTGCTACGGCTTGGCAAAATAGGCTCACCTGGGCAGTGATTAAGACGAATCTAGCCTTTTTAGCTAATCCTATTACGTGGATAATAGTGGGTATTATAGCCCTTATAGCCATAATTGCCTATTGCATTGTAGGGGTAAGTGGTTGGGGTAAAGCATGGGAATATACCGTGCAAGGTATGAAATACAGTTGGGAAGCTTTTATCCTTACTTATCAGGCTCATTGGAACACTGCTGTCAATGCTTTTATGGCGGGAGTAGATGCTTGTAAACTTGCTTGGTATAAGTTTAAAGAAGCCGTTGGCTTAGGCGATAGTTCCGAAAACCAAGCAATGATCAGTAAGATACAAAACGACTTGCAGGAGCGTGCCAAATCGGTAACAGAGGGTTATAAAAAAGCAGGCGAGGCAGAGGCTAAAGCTAAAGAAGCTCTTGGCAAAGCGTGGGACTCCTTAGAGTTTAAGAGCTTTAAGGAAGTAAAAGACGGACTAATGGGCAAGTTGGGTATGAAAACTGAAAGCAGTCCCACGCCAGGGATAAGTCCTATTACGGGAGACATTACAGCTACCACGGGAGAAGGAGCTAAAACTAAGGACAACATCGTATCAGGAGGTACCCGACAAACGCATATTAATATACAGATAGGCAATGTAGGCACTGATACTAAGGTATATGTATCATCTGTCCGTGAAGGAGTAGAGAATTTTGGAGCAATGGTGAAGGAGGAACTACTTAGGGCTATCAATAGTATAAACCAGTTACAGACAAACTAATGAAAGATATACTTATAGATGAGAACAACGATTTGCAATTATTAGCAGGTGATTTTGAGGTGGGGCACTCTGATAACCAACAACAAAAGGCTATACTCACTACTGAAAAGGGAGAATGGAAAGAACACCCCGAAGTAGGGGTAGGCATAGCCCAAATGCTCGCTGATGACCTCTATACTGAAGTACTCATCGAAATAAAGAAACAATTGGAGTATGATGGTATGCAGATTAACAATGTAGCCCTACAAGAGGGAGGTAAATTATTAGTTGATGGACAATATAATTAGCAAATTAACCTATGTCACTAAACAAAGAACAACTCAAACAAGGCATTATCTCCCTTCAACAGGATATGCCACCAAAACCGATAGCAGTATAGAAGAGTACGCCGAACGCTTAGTCTCTCTTATTGAAGCGTTCGTCAAGAGTGGAGTGGTAACGGTGAAAGCAGGTATATCTATAAGCACGGCAGGAACAGCAGCCGCTCAGACAGGTTCCACTACCAGTGTGGGAACGGGAACCATAAGCTAAAAAAATAAACTAATAACGATGATAACACTCAATTACATTTTACAAGGATTTGGATTTAGGGATAGCAAAGACTTCCTGCACTCTTCCTTTGGTCACACTTTTTCAATGCTCTTTATAAAGATGGACGTAATACTCTCCTTTTTGTTTGCTACTGTACATTTTCTCTTTGGTTTCAACCATTTATTCCTTACCGCTTACGTGGTATTGCTAGTATTTGAATGGATTACAGGCGTACAAGCCTCAAGGAAGAGAGGAGAAAAGCACGAGAGTCGCAAATTCGGACGTATGTTGTTGAAGATAGCCACCTACTTAGTGCCTATTTATATACTACATACCTTCTCGGCTAATGTGGAGTTTCCAAGTCTTGGAGGTTTTGAGTTTGATCCCTTCCATTGGCTCTATTGGGTTGTACTCATAGGGATTATATGGCAACTCGTGGTGAGTCTCTTGGAGAACTTAGAATGTTTAGGCTTTCGCTTTGCTAAAATACTCCTCAAGATAATCAATAAGAAGTTCTATAAAACTTTTGAATTAGAAGATGACCATAACAGTATTACATAATCAAAGCCTTTTAGACCTCGCCATACAGCATACGGGTACCATTGAGAGTGTCTTTGAGTTGGCAGAAGCTAATGCCCTTAATATCACCGATGATGTACAAGCAGGTAAAATCTTAATACTACCAACTGAAGCATTCACTAGCAAAGAAATATTGGCGTATTACACAGCAAAGAACTTGCAGCCAGCAACAGCCTTTACTAAGTCGGACAAGCAAGTCTTTGAACGCCTTGAAGGTATTAGCATTTGGGCGATTAACCTTGATTTTATAGTAAGTAAAGAGTAAGAACCTTATGAATAACCTACAATTATACAACGCCGATAACTTAGAGGTAATGGCAACCCTCGCGGATGAGAGTATTGATGTAATTTGCATTGATCCGCCTTATCTATACCTTAAAAACCAAAAGTTGGAACGCCCTTTTGACGAACCTAAATTCTTTGCCGAATGCAAACGGTTACTTACAAAGAAAGGATTTATTGTGATGTTTGGTAGAGGCACTTCCTTTTATCGTTGGAATACCATATTGGATGGATTGGGCTTTGTGTTTAAAGAGGAGGTGATTTGGGACAAAAGTTATGTGTCAAGTCCACTAATGCCAATGTCTCGCATACATGAAACAGTATCCATACTTACAAAAAAGGAGGGGGTAATTAATAAGGTGAAAATTCCTTACTTAGAAATGAAAAAAAACGACATAGATAGTATTGTAACTGATATAAAGAGAATGAAATCAGCTCTTAAAAATACAAAATCACTCAATGCTGTATTGGAGTTTTTGGAAAATAACAAAATACCAACAGATATTCCTATTAGAACAGAGAGGTATGACTGTGATACTTTTACTAAGTACAATACGATAGCAACACAAGACAAACAAAAGGGAGATCGTTGTGTGGACGTAATGCAATCTATACAATTTGGACTTAATGAAAAGAGTATTATTAGAACTGATAGAGATAAAGAGAGAACAGCAAACTTCGATGTCGTTGCGTCTAAAGAGACAAAAGATAGTGATCGTTGTGTAAACGTAATGCAATCTATACAGTATGGGTTCAATGAAAAAACGATTATTAAGCATAGTAGAGACCATTACAAGACTATTCATCCGACACAGAAGCCTGTGAGGCTTTTGGAAAGGCTTTTGGCGCTAGTAATTCCCAAAGATAAACCTCTCAATGAAATAGTAGTAGCTGACTTTTTTGCTGGCTCTATGAGTTGTATGGAAGCGGTACACAATATGGGTATGAAAGGGATCGCTACCGAAATAGACCAAGAATACTTTGAGAAGGGAAAACAGCGTATTGACAAGCTACAACCACTGATTATTAATCATTAGAGCCATGGCACGAACGATACAAGAAATACAAGAACTCATCTACCAGGCCAAGACTCAAGAGCCTGCCCTTAATGAGCTTAATAGCGCCTCCAAAGTAGCTATATGGCGATTGTGGGTCTATATCATCTCAGTAGCTATATGGAGTTTGGAAAAGGTTTTCGACCTGCACAGGGCGGATATAGATAGGAGAATTGCCGAGCTTAAACCAGGTACAGCCAAATGGTATCATAGCAAGGCCTTAGTCTTCCAATACGGCTTTGACCTACTTCCAGATAGCGACAAGTTCAACAATCATGGAAGAACAGAGGAACAGATAGAAGCGAGCAAGGTAGTCAAGTATTGTGCTGTCACTGATGCCCCAACTGAGAGCCGTATCGTGATTAAGATAGCTACCGACAACGCAGGTACACTCACCCCAGTGACGACTCACCAGCAAGAGGCATTTAGTCGCTATATCAATGAAATCAAGTATGCGGGGGTCTATGTTACCATACTGAATAATCAACCCGATTGGCTCAAGCTCTCTATCCGCATTGTCCGTAACCCACTTATTCTGAACGAGAATGGAATGAATGTTAATTCGGGTAAGCAAACGGTAAAAGAAGCCATTAAGGATTACCTCAAGCGTTTGCCTTTCAACGGTGAGCTCTCCCTACAAGCCCTTACCGATGTTATTCAAGGGGTGGAGGGGGTCAAGGATGTGAGTATAGACCTTGCCCAAACCAAGTGGATAGAAGGAAGTATCTGGGGTAATTTTCAAGAAATTAACATTAGCAAAATTCCTGAAAGTGGCTACTTTGCTGTGAATTTTGACCAAAATAATGATACCAAAAGCACCATTACCTACCTATGAGAATCTTTGAACTCAACTTGCGGAGGCTTGTGATCTTGCTACTGCCTACTTTCTTGAGAAAATCCCGTCTTGTAGCTTGGTTACAGATACTTATTGCCCCCTTGGAGCAACTCCAATATAGCTTTAACCAAAAGCGGAATAGCGACCTGGTAACCCTCACACATAACGGACAAAAGTGCTATCTAAGGAAGATTCTCAATGATAGTTTTGACCAGACATTAAGGCGTATTCGTATAGAAGATATGACCCACTTTAACGCGGTGTATATCTATACGGAGGCGGAAAATCAGCCTGTATATTTAGAGGAAAAATACCTATATACTTCGGGAGAAATGCAAGTGAATGGCGTGAATTTCTCCGTACATATCCCGAATGAATTACGAGCAAGAGAAGTAGAAATCAAAGCCCTTATTGAGGCGTATAAAATAGCATCAAAGCGATATATAATCATCTATGAATAGAATCAATTTTGACAACACTGGAGGGTTTCCCTTGGGTACCTATACCCTCGACTTTATGCAGCACAGCTACCAATTGCTCAATGCCCTGGGCAATATTGCGGGGAACCTAAGTATCCTCTCGGGCTGTGAACAGGCAGGCCGTAGTATCACTGACGGAGTGGTGTATATTGATGGCGAGGTACTCCCTTTCAAAGGGGCTCCCATATCCGAAAAGGTCATTATCGTGGAGAGCTCACAAAAGCGAATCTTCAAAGACGGTGTAGAGAAGGCCGTAGAATATAGCCGTTATGCTACCTTTGGCAATAGCACGGGCGGACACCTATGGGCAGATTTTAAACGGCCCTTAAACAGCCAACAAATAGAAGCCCAGTCTTTTACAGAGGAAAATTCCCTATTGAAACGATTGGAAAAGCTCGAAGAGCGGGTAAGAAAGACGGTGCCTATAGGGTTGGTGGCTATATGGGGAAAGCCCGCTGATATTCCTCTACCCGAAGGCTGGCGAGAGTATGATCCATTGAGGGGGCGAATGCCCATAGGGTACGATAGCTCCGATACCGATTTTGGCCATATAGGTGCAGAAGGAGGAGAAAAAACACATACCCTAACCATAGCCGAAATGCCAAGCCATAACCATAGCATATCTTTCAATAAAACTCAAGATGACCAGGGCTTTGGGACACATGAAGACGAATTTTCTATTGGAACAGCTAATTTAGCCCATACAACATATGAGGGCGGCGACCAGCCTCATAACAATATGCCCCCTTATAGAGTAATTCGGTTTATTGAGTTTGTTGGCTTCTAAAACCTTATAACCATTTACCCTAAAGCACTATGATAACACCTATATCCACCCTCAAGCGTTGGTTCTCTAACTTTAAAAAACCCACTCAGGAGCAGTTCTGGGCGTGGCTCGACAGCTACTGGCACAAGTCCGAAAAGATACCCATGGACACCATAGATGGCCTAGAAAACGCCATACGAGGGACGGCCTCTGCCGATCAGTTGCGCAATCACCTTACAGATAGCCAGGCTCACCAAGAGCTGTTTGCCACAAAGGTAGATAAGGAAGCAGGTAAGACCCTTACCTCAAATGATTATACCAATGAGGAGAAACGCACCAACCAGGGCAACGCCCAAAAGCGTGTAGTTGGCCTCACTGTAACGGGCGATGTGGATAAGATCATCACCCTAACCTTTGCCGACGGAACGGCCATACAAGCGCCATTTACGGACAAGGATACCCTTCCCGAAAACTTGGCCGACATCAAGCTAAATTCTCTCAACTTCAACGAACAGACAGGCGTACTCACAGGCGTAAGAACCGATGGTCAACAGCTCACAGTAAGCCTTGACGGCCGCTATGCGCTGCTTGGACATACCCACCCCGAATATGCCCTACGTACGCATAGACATCATTGGGATAATATTGATGGGATTCCCGCACTAGCTACAGAAGGTAAGATACAAGAGGCTGTGAAAGATGTATTCAAGTATAGTGGGAGTATTCCTATAGCAGAGCTTAATAATATAGCCCATGAACAAGGTAGCTATAACGTACCCTCACCAGGAGGGGCTGGTAGTGGTGCTTATTTGAAATTTAAAATAATGGGGTCTGCCTCTTCATTAGAATTCTTCAAGTCTGATTGGATCGCAGCGACAAGGATAGGGGTTCGTAATACGGTGGATGGTTCCAGTTTTAATGAAGATAATGGCGCTTTTAGGGACTTAGCGTGGTATGGTGATGTATATCGTGTTGGTGCTGAGATTGGGTCTAATTGGACGGCTGTGGAACAATGGCAGAATGGAGTAATATTTGTCTCAACCTCACTCAATATAGATTTATCTTTCTTGAAGAATATGGGTAATATGTCCTTCAGAAAAGTATTTGCGGGGGGTAATGTAACCTTCACTTGTACAGGAAAGACCATCATCTACACGGGCGATAATGCCTTCAATGGGGGTGATGGCTCTACAGCCGTAGTAAGTATATGGAATAATAAGTGTTACATAGACATTCGAAATATATGATGAAAGTAATCAACAATCTCAAGGGTAGCGACAAGCTCCTGCATAGTAAGTATGGGAATATGCTATTTGTAGGCATATTCTTGGTAGCTATGTTATTCCTATCCATAGGAAGATCCTTACTTATAGCTGCTATAACATTAGGTGTGATAGGGTTATGTAAGGAGCTGTATGACAAGTACTATAAGAAAACTTTCATAGACTGGTGGGATATAGTGGCGAGCTTCATTCCTTATACAATTATTAAACACATAAACAGATGAATGCGATACAATATTTTGACTGGGGAGGGATAGAAAGAATAGAGATTGTCCCTATAGTTGTTATAGTTAAAGATTTTTTTGTAAAACCAATAGGAGCGGCTATAGTGGGGTTGATACCAATACAAAAAGATTATAAAATAAAATTTCTTGTAGCCAAAAATAGGCATGGTAATGGTTTAACTCCTATTGTTGTGGAAAGATATGAATTACATAGAATTAGTAATGACCTTGTGTTAAAATACTTTTTAAAAAATAAAAACCTAAAAAATATAGAGGTTTATTATTTAGATTTTGGCATTTATTTAGATAGAGATTATCCATATTTTCCAGACTTAAGAGACAACTATGGTACTTTCTATATAAATGGGAGGAAAGTGAAGAATCTAAATTTTGCTCATAATAGGGTTATGTATAATAAAGCAGGTTTAAGAGTACAAGCAACATCATCGTTAGGAATAGTTGATACACCTATTCAGTATGAAGATGGGGAAATAATTACATTAAAAAAACTTATTGGAAAAGAAATTGTTTTAACACTTAATTAAAAACTATGAAAAAAAGCAAACGTACCATTCATTACCTCGTTATCCATTGTTCTGCTACACCTGAAGGACGCGCACATACGGCAAAGGATATAGACTTATGGCATCGCCAACGTGGGTTCAACGAGATAGGTTATAATTATGTAATCCTCTTGGACGGCACAGTAGAGCTAGGCCGTGATGTCGACAAGATACCCGCCCACGTTGAGGGGTACAACAAGGACAGTATAGGGATCTGTTACATAGGTGGAGTGGATAAGAATACGCTCCAACCCAAAGACACCCGAACAAAAGCTCAAAAGGAAGCACTCATCAAGCTGCTCAAAGAACTGAGAGAGCTATATCCCGATGCCTTAATACAAGGGCACCGAGACTTTGCAGGAGTAAAAAAGGCTTGTCCTTGCTTCAACGCTAAAGACGAGTACCAAAATATCTAATCGTAAATTGTTAATTATGACAGAAGTAAATGTACTAAAAAAAGAGTTTGAAAATCTACTTGCAAAAGTAGAACAATTGCCACGAAACCGAGAGCTTGCGCTTGTGATTACCAAGTTAGAAGAGGGGCTTATGTGGCTTGAGAAGTCAATCAAACAACAAGAAATTCAAAAGTAATGTATGAGAAAGATTATGTATTTACTCTTAGCTCTTCTGCTATTAGGTAGTTGCAGGAGCAAAAAATCAAACCGAGCCGAGCACAGAGAAGAGCAACGGAGCGAAAGAAAGGAAACCAAAGACAGTTCTATACAAGTAGAGAAGTCACAAAAGGTAAGCACTTTTGAGGTGCAACAATCGCAATTGTATGAGGTTACTCTTGAGAGCGAGAAAGACAGTACAGGAAACGCCAAGGAGTTGGTATATTACCGCATACGAGATGGCGACAGTGAGACCATAAGAGTACGAAACGGAAAGGTTATCCTAAAGGCCATAAATAACATTTCTAAGAGCATACAGCAGGCTGATAGTACTCTTGTTATAAATAATCAGATAAGTCAAAAATCCGAAGTCAAAAACCAATACCTACAACAATCTAAGCAAGTACAAAAAGAGGTCAAAAAAACACCTTTCACCTTTATTATAGGCGCTTTGATATTCGGCGTAGTTGCTTGGATATTGTGGAGATTAAAACTGTTTCGGTGAAGATTAAATCGCTTTTAAATCGCTTTTAAACACTGCTAAAATAGGAGGATAGGCAGTAAAAAATGTCCTCCGCTTTTTTAAAACTTTCTCAGGGTATTTAAAAAAATAATAGCAACAAGGCTACGGAGGACAATAAGTCTTCTGTGCTTTGTTGCTATTTATCTTTATACCCTGAGAAGTCGCAAAGATACGAATTTTCTAAAATAAAAACAATGAAATATAATTCAAAAAATTGGCAACGCACACCAATATCCTACTATGGAGGTAAACAAACAATGTTACCCTATATTTTGCCTCTTGTTCCTCCTCACAAAGTATATACAGAAGCCTTTTTTGGAGGAGGTGCCGTATTTTGGGCTAAAGAGAAAGCAAAAGTAGAAATTATTAATGACTTTAATACTAATGTATATACTTTCTATAAAGTGTTACAATCAGATTTTTTGGCTCTTAAGGTATTGATAGAGCAGTCAGTTGTTAGCAAAGACGCTTATAAATCAGCGTTAGTGATATATCATACCCCTTTTATCTTTAGTGATATTCACCGAGCTTGGGCGTTCTGGTATGCTACCAATTGTGGGTTTTCTTGCCAAGTAGGCAACTGCCGTATTACCACAGATGGGAAAAATGCTATTTGTCTACATAATAAGATAGACAACTTCAAAGAGAGCTATTCAGAGAGACTAAGAGGCGTGCAGATAGAGAATAATGATGCTTGTGAGGTGATATCCTTACGAGACACACCTGATACGTTCCACTATGTAGATCCTCCGTATGTAGGAGCCAAACAAGGGCACTATGGAGGATATGAGCAATCCCACTTCAATGAACTATTGGCAACTTTAGCCAAAGTCAAAGGTAAGTTCCTGCTTAGCTCATATCATAATGAGGAACTATCTAAATATGTAGAGCAATATGGCTGGTACCAAAAAGAGATAACTATGCATCTAAGCAGTAGTAATGCAGTAGGGAAAAATAGATTAGAGGTCCTTACTGCCAACTACCCTATATAGATAATAAAAAAACACGGAGTATATCCGTGTTTTTTAGTATCTTTGCCCCATGCTTTTTCCGCTCAAAAAATGTACTTTTCATTTTGACTTTTGGTACATTTCGTTTTGCCGATTATAAATAACCCTTATGCTTGTTAGAGGTGTAGGAATTAGAGATATTTCCAAAATAGAGGAAGTTAGCATAGGGGGGGCTTCAAAAAGTATGATACAACTTTAGATGTACCCATAATTGATATAAAAGAAAGCTAAAGCAAAGGCCTTTAGATGATTTATTTGTTTCTTAGAAAAACAACAAGTCTAGCGAAAAGCTCGTTTTATTCTATGTCTCAATTTACAGTTATTCCCCTCTATCCCAACAGTATACGCTTTTCCTATTAGATGATTATCTTCTTTAAAGGTAGTTTTAAAGCTTTTCCAATCATCAGTTGCTATAGAATCATAGGTAATATTCAGCTCTTTAAGTTGCTTCCTCAGCTTTTTAGCTGTTCTTAAATCTCTTTTACCCCAAACATAAGTTATAATTTCCTGTGTTTCTCTGTCATAAGCATATATAAGCCACTGTTTGTTCTCTTTTCTCTGAACATAAGTCCAAAATTCATCGACTTCAATATGGTCATAATGCTTCTTTTTAGGTGTTATAGAATAACTAGATATTATCACTGGTATTTATTAGTAAAATGTTAATGTTAAAAATTAAATTCTAATTGTATATTTTTGATAATTTCTTGTCTCTTACAAGGTGTAAAAAGCTCTATAATAGAGGTGCTCACAAATGAGGAATTTCCTATTATACGCATTGTGTCAATTATAGTTCCTTTAATTTTTAAGTTGTTTTTGATGATATTTATTAGACAATAAGTGATAATAGCTATATGAATCTGGATTCTAACAGCGTTTTCAGATGTTCCCCAAAAGGTTTTTACCTTGAGATATTGCTTTATCCATTTAAAAAACAGTTCAACTTGCCACCTATTCTTATACAATAAGGCTATTTCATTAGCTTTTAGATAGAAATTGTTTGTATAATAAACAAAAGTTCTTTTAAGTTCTGGTGCATAATAAACAATTCGCCTAAGTTCAGAGGGATAATTATCCTTATTCCTATTTACTGTAAACCTAATTGTTTGATCACACAAGATATTATCGTCATTTTTAAGAAGGTCTTCTCCTGAGATAATTTCATAATCAGGTAAGCCTTTCTCTCGAATAATAAAGAAAGCATTTGTTAAATTTATTTTATAAAGCCTATTTAGATCAAAATAGCCACGATCAAACACATAACATGCCAAAGGCTCAATTTCTATAAAATCCATTCCCTTGGTATC